ACCAATGCGGATCTTCCGTATTTGACTAGAGTTACTAGCACAGTGCGAGTTTACAACAAGCCGAAGTTAATCAACGGCAAGCTCGCTGAAGGCGAAAAGCTCGACGCACCCTCCCCTATGTATACTGAAGTACGTCATGTTGTAGATGCTCTCCCAGTGCGGAGATATCTACAATTGGGAGTTGAAATGCATTTTGGTTGGCAATACAAAGGAATTTACCATGCAGGTGATTGCGGTAGCTTACTCATTGCTAATGCTGCCAATATCCAAAGGCGCCTTTTAGGTATGCATGTGGGTTCTGTCACTACTGCGTCGTATGGAGTGTCGGTTTTGTTTACTCAGGAATTGCTCCAAGCTATGATCGATAAACTTGACCAAGTGCACTCTAACATCGTGTTAGAAGACTTACCCCCTGTGACCTTTGAGGCTCGTCCCCAAGGCCCGCAAGGAATTTTCACTACACTAGGAACTATGCCCCAACATCTTGTTCCTGGTGGAACCAACAAAACTCAGATTAAACCCTCACCCATTCATGGAATGGCGTACGAAGTTACAACCCGACCCCCCTACACCGTCGAAGAAAGAAAGCAAGCTGGCTTAGGTGACCTTTTCCGCAATGCTGTGGAAAAATATAGTGTCCCCTTTACTCCTTTTCGAGCAAGCACAATGAAAGTTGTGGAAGCCCACTTGAACGACGTCTTTGACAATGACTTCCCCCCGACTATGCCCAAACGACTCCTGACCTGGAAAGAAAGTGTTGTGGGAATTCCCGAAGTAGACTACGTAGACTCCATTAATCTATCGGCATCTGCTGGGCACCCATTCACTACTCCTTCCATACCGAAAACCAAACCTGGAAAACGAACATGGATCAACGAAGACGGTACGATCGTTCCGCAGTTGCTTGCTGAGCTCGAGTTGGAAGACTCACTCATGCGGCAAGGACGGCGCCCCATCTTCGTCTGGACTGACCTGGAAAAAGACCAACGATTACTCAACTCAAAAGTTGCCGCTGGCAAGGTTCGCGCCTTCACTAACGGTAATTTGAAAGTGTTGTTGCATACGCGACGATACTTTGGTGCATTCAGTGCTGCGTTTTATGCTTCACATCTTGAAACGTTTTCTGCAGTTGGCATTGACATTCACGGCCCTGAGTGGAGTAAACTCTTGAACAAGTTGCACTCGAAAGGTGCTAACGCGTTTGACGGCGATTTCGGTCGCTGGGACGGTTCCATGAAACTTGATTGTATGCTGTTGTTTGTGAAACTGGTTAATAGGTGGTACAATGACTCTAAAGAGAATCAGCGCGTGCGCGAAGTTCTCATGGATGACTTGATTCATACCATTCAACTTTTCCGGAATACCTTATATCAGACGCATCAAGGGAACCCGTCAGGGAATGCTCTAACCGTTGTTGTGAATACCTGTGTCAACTACATGTACTTCTGTAATGCATGGGTTGATCTAATCCACGAACCCCTCTCGACTTTCCGAAACTCGTGTGGTCTTGCCTTTTATGGTGATGACAATCATGTTGTACCTGGCGCTGAGTATGAAGAGAGATTCAATCTCGAAACTTGCAAAGCGTATTTTGCTCAGTTCGGGCTCGAGTACGGAGGTGCGGACAAAGATGGATCATCGTACACCGTGCGACCCATTGACGACTGCGCTTTCTTAAAGAACCGATCGCGACAAGATAACAGATACGGCACTTTGTTTCATCCTCTGATGGACAAGACGACGATAACGGAACTTACGAACTGGATTCGCACAAGCCCTGATGATCTGGAAGCCCACCGGCTGAATCTGAAGGATGCGTGTGAATTCTTTTATCACTACTCGCGCGAGGAGTATGATGTGTTTCGAGC